TCAACAGTTTGTCTGCTTCTCTTGTAGCATTGAAAGATGCTTATCAATTGGTAAGTTTGACCACATACAATGCTGATTCAGCATTTAGTGCTTCGATTGTTGATAACGGACTAAAGGTAACTCCTTCGGGTGGTGGTTCTGACTATGCTTTGGCATGGTTTGATGTCACACAATGGGCACCAAGTGGATATATTTTCAAGTCTGGTTCTGGTGCATTTACCTCTATTTTGATAGATAGTGGTATTACGGGCAACATTGTGGCCGGATTCCCAGCCGGATCTGGATCTTATTTGACCGCTTCGGTAACTAAGATCAATAATCAACAAGTCAAGTTCCCATTCGTAGTATTGGATACAAGTGTTGGTGCAAATGCAAAGTTGTGTTCTCACAGAGAAACTGGTGCGAACACCGCATTCTCGCCACATCTTTATTCAACATTTGATTGTTCATACTTGACAATTAGTGGTAGTATCAATGCAAGATTTGGTAGTGCCGCATTGACCAGTGGTTTCCCAGCCAACTATGATGGAACTGGTAACTTGAGTGGTAGTAAGTTGTATGCTGGTAAACAAGTAAGTCTTGGAACAGTAGAAACTGCACAACTCAGCAGATACTTCGATGATGGTGGCAACTTGGCACCTTCGGGATCTGTTGGTTTGTATTTCTTCTTGAGTTCTAGTGCTCAAGGAAGTAGCACAGCTACACCACAAACACAAATTGCTCGAGCAATTCAAGAAAGCACTGAAGTTTCCTTCTTGTTGACTTCAAGCTTGTTGAATATTGGTGGTGCTACAACCAATATTACATTGGCATATGATCAAGATACATTTGATGCTACAAGCACATTGTATGTCAAGAGTGGTAGTTTTGCCACTGTTCGTAGTGCCGCAACTTGCGGTGCCGCATTGAGATTCTTGGGTCTTGTGAGTGGTTCTTACGGAGCATTTACAGGAAACTTCCAAGCTGATGGTTCGGGTGGATCTGATCCATGTAATCCATCTACTACTGGTCGTTCACCAGTTGTGCTCGCAGTTTTGGCAAACACCCAAAATGCTTCGACACAATTCAGTAGCGACTATGAAGTATACGGATTCGATACCTCTGCTGTAAGTCAATTGACCAGTTCAATATATCCATATCAAGGTATTGTAAATCCAAACGACAACGTTTATCAACTTATCTTGAGATACAACTGGACTGATACTGATGGTAACGTTTCTGACGGAACCTATGGTTACTATGACTTCAGTTTGAATGAAGACGACAACAACTACATCAAGGACGTTTTCGGAATTGATCCAACTGTTGGTAATCCTTCTAAGCAAATTGCTGGTCAAAAGATTGAGGCTGCTTATAACTACATCCTCTTCGAAGACACCATCAAGAGATTCGTTGCTGAAAAGACCCGTCCAAATGCGGAGGGTGGTGGTTGGAGATTGCAAGTAGCAACTGCTCCATCTGCTTCGTTCAGTGTTGGTGAGTCTATGAAGTTCTTGGATCAATACTCACTAGATCCTAACAGTGGTGATTCACAATTTGCTATCACAAATGCTAAGACACCATGGATCTACAGTCAACAAATTGCTCCATTCAAGGGAAGCGCTGATGAAGTTGCTGTTCCTACCAAGTTCAAGTTGTTCAAGGTTCACACTCTAAGTGATGGTAGCTTGAGCAACAAGAAGTATAAGATCGAAATTAGCAACGTTAAGTTGGCCGGAACTGTTCCAGGCAGCAACTGGGGTTCATTCACTCTTGCTGTTCGTGCTTACAGTGACACCGATAAGCGTCCTAAGTATCTCGAAATCTTCCAAAACTTGAACCTTGATCCAGACAGTGCAAACTTTGTTGCACGTCGTATTGGTGATCGTTATGCTTACATTACGAACACCAGTAAGATCGTAGAATACGGAACTTACGTAAACTTGAGTAAGTATGTTCGTATCGAAATGACTGATGTGGCATACCCACAATCGGTTGTTCCATACGGTTTCGAATCATATTCAACTCCAGTAGACGGAACTCTTGGTAACTTGTTGCCAGCAGTTCGTTACAGTAAGGCATCTATCTATGGTCTTGGACCTGGTAAGTATCCATCGGGAACAGTGTTCGGTGAAGTTCCAGAAAGTGGAGCTGAAATCGCTGCTCTATATCCTACCGCTTCGTTCGGAGTTGGTATTGAGAACGATACAAAACAATACTTCAAGCCACTTCCATACTACGGTGGTGCAGATCAAAACGGTGAAAACATCGACTTCGATCTTGAAGCCAAGGTATGGGGAACAACTGATTGTTCATACTATGCTCAAGGTGTAGCAGCAAGCACAGGCTCGTTGCTCGCTCCAAGTTTGAGTGGTAGTATTCCTTCAGTATACGATCCAGTCAACGAATCTACTTATGTAAGACTTCGTAAGTTCGTGATTGGATTCCAAGGTGGATTTGATGGTCAATGGCCAGCAATTCCAATCAACGTTGGATCTGACATCACTGCTGGTAATACCCAAGGTTTGGATTGCACAAACATTACAAGCCCAGGTAGTATCGCATACAAGCAATGTATCACTGCTCTCGGTAACGCCGATGAGTTTGATATCAACTTGATCGTGTTGCCAGGTATCTTCCGTGAACAACACAGCTATGTCACCGAGATCACCATTGATATGTGTGAAGCTCGTGGAGATTGTTTCTATATCATGGATAACGTGGTGTTCCCAGCAAGTAACCAAAGCGTAGGTTTGATCAATGCTGCAATCAACACGGTTGCTACAATTGATAGTAACTACGTCGCAACTTACTACCCATGGGTCAAGATCCTCGACACTAACTTGAACAAGATTATCAGTGTTCCACCTTCTGTGGTGTTGCCATCGGTTTATGCCGCTAACGACAACGCAGCTGCTGAATGGTATGCTCCAGCCGGTCTAAACCGTGGTGGAATCCCACAAGCTGTTCAAGTTCTTGACAGATTGACTCATGCTGAACGTGACACTCTCTATGAGAACCGTGTCAATCCAATTGCCGCATTCCCAGGTCAAGGTATCGTGGTTTGGGGTCAAAAGACTCTTCAAATCCAACCAAGTGCCTTGGATCGTGTGAATGTTCGTCGCTTGTTGATCAACTTGAAGAAGTTTATCGCAAGTTCAAGCAACTACTTGGTCTTCGAACAAAACGTAGCTGCTACACGTAACCGTTTCTTGAGTATCGTCAATCCATACTTGGAGAGTGTTCAACAACGTAACGGTATCTATGCTTACCAAGTTAAGATGGATGCTGAAAACAACACTCCTGACTTGATTGATCGCAATATTCTTTACGGTCAAATCTTCATTCAACCAACCAGAACTGCTGAATTCATATTGCTTGACTTCAACATTCTGCCAACTGGTGCTACTTTCGGTGAATAACCTAGAGTAAACTAAATCAAGACCCCGGCCCTAAAAAGCCGGGGTTTTTTGTTTATTTGAACAGACTAGATTGATAAATTAATATAGATATTTTTTGAGAACACCACATATTTATATGCGATGATTAGTCTATCAGACCTTCTAACAGAGGCTAAATTGCCAGCAAGTGAACAAGACATGGACTTGTATGCTAAAAAATACAAGAAGACCATGGATTATTTGCGTAGTAAAAACAAAGTGTTACTATTGACTACAAGTAATCGTTGGTCTCAACATAAAGACGATGTTCCAAAAAGCAGTCAGTTAGCCATTAAAATTCAAGAGTTGCTTGGCAAAGAAAAAGTAACATTGATTGACACAACAAAACTACACATCGTTCCATGTGAAGGTAATGTGAGTAGCAACAAAGAGTTTGGTGGCAACCATTGTGGAACAATTGGTGCTTTATTGAAAAACAAAGAACAAAATCCAAGTGGTCATCATCGTTGTTGGGCTAGTGTAAATGAGAAGGGTGACGAACTTTGGAAGATCAGTAAGGAGTTGTTTGAGAGTGATTGTGTATTATTTTTTGCAAGTGTCAGATGGGGTCAAGCCAACGGTTATTATCAAAAGTTGATTGAACGTTTGACTTGGATTGAAAATAGACACTCGACTTTGGGTGAGTCCAATCTAGTTAAAGATATTGATGCTGGATTTATTGCTGTTGGTCAGAACTGGAATGGTAAACACGTTGTTCAAACACAAAAGAGTGTTCTTGAATTTTTTGGATTCAAGACACCAGACCAATTGTTTTGGAATTGGCAATTTACAGATGATGCCCTTGATGAAACCAAACGTTCATACTTAAAAGGCGTATCTACATTCGAAAAAACATTTATTAAACCATATGATAAAGCTGAGTAATATTTTGTCGGAAGTTCTTAGAGAAGGTGGTGCTGGTGGCCACATGGAACATCCATTTGACTTTGCATCCAACGGAAAACAACTAGTTGATATCTTTCAAAAGTCCATTAATTCTTTGGAAAAGGGAACTGGCAGTGTAAAGATTGACGGTGTTAATGCAAGTATTCGTTTAGTTAATGGAGAATTTGTGATGGACCGTGGTAGTGCAAAACCATTAGACATCAAGGGAATGCGTCCACAAGATCTATCTGCTAGATTTTTACCAAATCCAGAAACAGGTGCTGAACATGGATTCATCAAGATTGGTTCTACTGTAATTCAAATTTTTGATGATGCAATTCCATCAACAACAAACGAATTGAAGGCTCTTGGTTTGTTGAACAATCCAAACATTTTGTTGAACGTTGAATATGTTGAGGGACAAACAAATGTTTTGGGTTACGAAGACATTGGTAACTTCTTGGCAATTCACGGTTTGAAAGAAATCAAACCCAAGACGTTTGGTAAGGATGGTAGTGTCAAATCCAGAGTAGCTACTGAAATTCCTTATGATAAGACAGTCATGCAATCATATATCAATAAGTTGAATGTGTTTGCTAAGAAACGTGGATTTAAGGTATTGGGTAGTGTTGACACCAAGTTTAAGACCAAGCCAAACCTCTCCAAACCACTCGGTGAAAAGGTTACTTTGTATCCACAAGGCAATCCAGTCACAAAGAGTTTGAAGGATTGGTTAAAAGATGTAAATATTCAAACACCATTGATTACCCGTGAACAGTTCCAAAAGGCTGTTGCTAGTAAGAATATTGCTATGGATTTTGAGGGACAAGATATAGATAAAGTTGTCAATGATACAGTTGTATATTTGGCAACAATCAAACTTGGTGATGAAATATTAAAGAATGCTACTAGTGAAATTGGTGATCTTGAAAAACACGAAGGAATCGTGGTCAGAGATCCTAGTATTCACAGTAGTCCATTTAAAATAACTGGTAGTTTCATTATTAAGGGACTACAAAGTGGTTTTGGGAAATAAAATAAATAAATATTGGTTATGAAAAGAGCACAAGGCAAAAGCAATCTGGAGATTGTAAAAGATTATCTGGACGGAAATCGACCATTTATACAAGTTGGTTACACCGAAGACATAAATAACGCCACACGTAAAGAAGGTGAAGAGTGGGAGGATGGTCAAGGTCGTAAATGGGTTTGGAAGAATGGTAGTAAACGTCGAGTTCCAAAGAAGGTTATAATCGACAACAAACAAATTTGTAAGCAATGTAGTGCCGACGTTCGTTGGGGTAACTATTTGGATTCACAAGTTTGGCCCAAGACACATTTGTGTTATGACTGTTTCACTAACAATGAAACTAAGATGAAGATGGATGGAACTTGGGAATACTTTGACAAGATCCGTGACTTTAAGAATGAGAAAGCAATTTTGTCTGAATACAAAAAGAAGTTTGATGAAACTCTCAAGTGGTGTGAAGAAAAAGAGGGTAAACCTCTTGAGTTTATCAACGAAGATGGTTCTATAGAAAAGTGGGAGGGTGAGACCGGTCTTGATAAGATCAAACAAGATGTTTTGAAGGATCTTGAGTATGTAAATGCTAGATTGTCAGAAATCGACACGTTTATTGACAATTTAGAAAAAGAATATGAGTCAGCAAAATCTAAGAGAAATAATAAAGCAGGAGTATAAGAAGTGTGTTGAAAATCCGATATACTTCATGAAGAAGTATGTCAAAATTCAACATCCCGTCAAGGGAACCTGCAACTTTGACTTGTATCCCTTCCAAGAAGGTGCTCTACAAGACATGGTGGATCATAGTCTCAACATCATTCTAAAGAGTCGTCAGATGGGTATTTCTACTTTGACGGCAGCATATAGTTTGTGGTTGATGACGTTCCATACAGACAAGAACATTTTGATCATCAGTATCACGCAAGAGACTGCAAAAGAAATTGTTACAAAGGTTAGATTTGCCAATGACAATCTTCCTACATGGTTAAAAGTTCCATGTGTAGAAGATAATCGTTTGTCACTACGTCTTAAAAATGGTTCTCAAATTAAAGCTGTGTCAAGTGCTGGAACCGCAGGTCGTTCTGCCGCATTGTCACTTCTAATCATTGACGAAGCTGCATTCATTGATGGTATTGAAGAAATTTGGTTGTCTGCTCAGTATACGTTGTCAACTGGTGGTAGAGCTATTTTGTTATCGACCCCTAATGGTGTTGGTAACTTTTTCCACAAGACATGGGTTGCTGCCGAAGCTGGAGAAAATGGTTTCAATACAATTAGATTACCATGGCATTTACATCCAGAACGTGATCAAGCTTGGCGTGACAAACAAACTGAATTGTCTGGTGTAAAAGGTGCTGCTCAAGAGTGTGATTGTGACTTTTCAACATCTGGTAATCAAGTTGTGTCGGTTGATACTCTTGAGTTTTACAAACAAACTTACATCAAAGATCCAGTTGAAAAACGTGGAGCAAGTCAAGATTTGTGGATTTGGGATCGTCCAGACAATAGCAAAAACTATATCGTATCTGCTGACTGTGCTCGTGGTGATGGTGCTGACTATAGTGCATTTCATGTATTTGATGTTGACACATTGACACAAGTAGCGGAGTATAAGGGTCAGTTAACTACCAAAGATTATGGTAACTTGTTGGTGGCAATTGCAACTGAATATAACAGTGCGTTGCTTGTCGTAGAAAATAACAACATTGGTTGGGGAACACTACAACAAATTATTGATAGAGATTATCAAAACACTTTCTATAGCACACCAGATCTGAATGTGGTTGATGTAGAACATAATTATACAAACAAACTTAATGCTCAAGATAAGAAATTGGTGCCTGGATTTACAACTACTAACAAGAATAGACCGTTGATGGTAAGTAATATGGAATCATGTTTCAGAGACAAATCAGTCACTATACGGTCTATTAGGTCATATGAGGAACTTAATGTGTTTATCTGGAATGGACCTAAGGCAGAAGCAATGAGAGGTTATAATGACGATTTGGTTATGGCTCTTAGTATTGGTCTATGGGTCCGTGGAACCGCATTAAAGTTGAGAACTGAACAAATGGCATATACACGAACAATGTTGGGCGGAATAACAAAAGTAACAAATACAACGCCTGGTCCATCATCACAATATAAAATCATTCAATCACCTCAAGAAACGTGGCAATTTGAAACTGGAGGAGGCGGAGTTCCAGGCACAGGTAAAAAAGAATCACTAACTTGGTTGTTGTAATACTTATATATTAGATAGCATTATATGGATGACAAATCATTTCAAGAGTTAAAAAATAGGTCACTTTACGCTAGGCTGAAGAGACTTTTCAGCAACGACGTAATTGTTCGTAACGTAGGTGGCAAAAAGCTCAAGGTCATCGACACCGATGAAATTCAGTATGCTACCGACCGTAATAGTTTAAGAGATCGTTTCAATCGTCTCAGAACTACTGCGTATAATTCGTATACCCGTGACTTCAATTTGTCATATCAAAGCAGTCGTGTAGAACTGTTTCGTGATTATGACACAATGGACATGGACCCAATTTTGGCATCCGCATTGGACATTTATGCTGATGAATGCACCACTCGTAACGAAATGGGTGACATCATTACCGTTCGTAGCACCAACGATGATATCAAGAGCATCTTAAATAATTTGTTCTATGACATCTTGAACATCGAATTCAACCTTTGGTCGTGGACTCGTAGTTTGGTCAAGTATGGCGATTTTTATTTGAGAATGCACATCAGTCCAGAGTATGGTGTTTACATGGTTGAACCACTCAGTAGTTACTATGTGACCCGTGTAGAAAATGCGCATCTACAAAATAAGAATTTCGTAAAGTTCCAAGTCAATCTTCCATATGGTAACAAGATTGAAGATTTGGAAAACTATCAGATGGCTCATTTCCGTTTGTTGAGTGATAGTAACTTCTTGCCTTATGGTAAGAGTATGTTGGAAGGTGCTCGTCGTGTTTGGAAGCAATTGAGTTTGATGGAAGACGCAATGTTGATTCATCGTATCATGCGTGCTCCAGAAAAACGTATTTTCAAGATTGATATTGGTAACATTCCGCCAAACGAAGTTGATAATCACATGGAGAGAATCATTCAACAAATGAAGAAGACTCCATATTTGGATCAAGCAACTGGTGATTACAATCTTCGTTTCAATCTACAGAACATGGTTGAAGACTTTTTCTTGCCAGTTCGTGGTGGTGATAGTGGAACTGCTATTGATAACTTGCCAGGTCTTGAATGGACTGGAACAGACGATATCGAATATCTACGTAACAAGATGATGGCAGCTCTTAAGATTCCTAAGGCATTCTTGGGTTACGACGAGAGTTTGAGTGGTAAGGCTACACTTGCTGCTGAAGATATTCGTTTTGCCAGAACGATCCAACGTATTCAACGTATTATTGTCAGTGAGTTGAACAAGATTGCCGTGGTTCATTTGTATAGTCAAGGATACAGAGATGAGGCACTTGTTGATTTTAGTCTTGAATTGACCAATCCTTCCACAATTTTTGAAAAGGAAAAGATTGATGTATGGAAGAGCAAGGTTGAAGTCAGTAAAGACATGCAAGAACAAAAGTTGTTTAGCAAGAAGTGGATTTATGAAAATGTCTTTGGTATGAGTGATCAAGACATGATTATGTTGCAAAAACAACTTGTTGATGATGCTAAGGGAACTTACAGATTTAAGCAGATCGAAGAAGACGGTAACGATCCTGCATTGAACTTCCTCAAGGCCAAGGGCTCAGAAGGAGAAGGTGGTGGAGAAGGCGGAGCCGGAGGCGCGGAAGGGGGTAGCGCTGGTGGAGGCGAAGAATCGGCAGGCGGAGGAGAAGTAGGAGGAGGTGCTGAAGCCAGCGCTACAGCTCCCGCAGGTGGAGAAACTGCTCCAGCTGGTGGTGGAGAAACGCCAAAATTGACTGAAAAAGTTAAGATGTCTGCTCATGAACGTGCGGAAGCAAACCGTAAAAAAGAAGAAAACCGTGATAGGGACCAAACTGGTAGAAAAGATGCTAGAAAATACCCATTTGGTGAAGATCCACTTGGAACACTAGAGAACAATAGTGACAGTGATTTGTCTCCTACTCACAAATATAAGAAACGTTCTCCATTGTCTTTAGAATCAATGGAATCACTATCGACAATTCTACAAGGATTGGATAAGTCCAAAGAAATTTTGAGAGAAGGAGTATCAGGATCTTATATGGACGAAACAAACATCAAAGAATGATATAAATCCGATGATTTTCCAAATTTCAATATATTTATAAATAAT